TTGGAAGGGTCATGCGGGATGGGTGCTCCAATCGCAGCGTCCGCACCGCGTGGCAGGACCGACAATCATCGTCGCGAATGTGGAGCGCAATCGCTATCGCGGCGACATCGACAACCGCGAAAAGGCGATCCTCGACCTGCTCGTGACGCACAACGTCATTGACGACGACAGCCTTTGCGAGGGCGTATCATGGGGATGGACGCGCGGCGGCAATGGCCTTTGCCACGTCGCAGTCATGCCGATCCAGCACGTCACTCTAGAGTTTCATCCTGCCACCGAAAACGGCGCGCCAGGCGGATGGACGATCACAGCGCCAATCATCGGAGACGACACCTATGGCGATATCTCTCGCGTCCCTCACCACGACGAAAGCCTATCGAGCGCCGCGCATTCTGATCTATGGGCCGCCCGGCTTGGGCAAGACGACGCTCGCGGCTGAATTCCCGAACCCCGTCTTTTTGCAGATCGAGAACGGCTTTCCAAACGATCTTGCTGACGTTCCTCCCCATTGGGAGCGCGACCAATTGGGCAGCTATGAGGGCGTCATGGATGCGCTTGGCGCGCTCTATTCAGACGATCACGATCGCCAGACCGTTGTCATCGACAGCCTCGACAAGCTCGAACCTTGGGTATGGGCGAAGACGTGCGAGCGGCAGCGCTGGACCGACATCGAGCAGCCTGGCTATGGCAAGGGCTATCTGGCCGCTGATGTGGAATGGCGCGACCTGATTGAGGCGACGAATGCGCTTCGGCTCGATCGCCAGATGAACATTGTCTTCATCGCTCACTCGTCCGTCGTGACCGCGCCGGACCCGGTAAACGTCGAATATCAGCGCTATGACATTCGCTTGCAAAAGCGCGCCATCGCGATGTTTCAGGACGAGATGGACGCCATCTTCTTTTGCAATCAGGACGTCTCGATTGTCTCGGACGATCCGAAGGACAAGACAAGCCGGGTGCGCGGCGCCGGTGGCGGCAATCGCGTGATCTATTGCGCCCCCCGGCCGGCTTTCGTCGCCAAGAACCGTTTCGGCATTCCCGACAAGATCAATTTCAAGCGTGGCGAAGGATACGCGACGCTTGCCCAGTACTTCCCGGCACGGCCTGAAACCGCGCCTGCGAAGAAGGCCGCTTGATCGGCAAATCCCCGAAACAATCGAAAGGAACGCGCACATGGCGCAGCTTGGACAGACTTTCAACCCGAACGACGTGCCGGACGGCGAGCCGACAGACCTCCTGCCGTCCGGCCTCTACCATGCCCAGATCATCGAAAGCGATGTGGTCGTTGCCAAGAGCGGGCGCGGCCAGATCGTCAATCTGACGTGGGAAATTCTTGATGGTCCGCACGAAAAGCGGCGCGTCTGGTCGCGGGTCAACTATCTCCACGAAAACCAGACGGCTCAGGACATCGGGCAGCGTTTCCTGAAACAGATCACCGATGCACTCGGCCTCGGCCCGATCAGCGATACCGACGAACTGATGTGGAAGCCCGTGGCGATCACCGTCGGCATCGAGAAGTCGAAAGACGCGGCCTATGGCGACAAGAACAAGGTGACGAAGGTAGCGCCGCTTGGCAACGCTCGCGCCGCGGCTCCGCCCGCTCGCCAGCCCGCCTCGACGGCCACGCCAGCCGCCACGAACTCCCCGCCCTCGCGCCCGTGGGACCGTAAAAAGGTCGCGTAATGAAGCCGGGAGGCGCGCCACGCCGGCAAGCTGTCCGCGCCTCCCTCCCTCGACCAGATCGACAAACGTCAACCCAGAGAGGCGGCAACCGTTGCAGAGACGGGCCGACAAGTCATGTCCAATTTTCACAATATCTCAGACGCCATGTTGGCCGACGAAATCGGCACGGCGCATTCCGACATTAAGGCTCGCGAAGCGCGGCTTGATCTTCTCAAGGAAGAATTCAAGCGCCGCCAACTGTCATCAATGCGCGGATCAGATTTCATCGTCACGGCTTCAACATCTGCAAGCAAGCGCCTTGATGTGAAGCGTCTGCGCGAGCTTTTGGGCGATGCGCTTGATGAATACGAAAACGAAACCGTCTCGACGCGCATCACTGTCAAGGCTCTGGCGAAGGAGGCGGCATAATGGTTGCCCTTCCCCCGACCACACAGCAAACTGCCGACGCGATCTATGCCGCGATCGAGGCCGCGCACGACGAAGGCGAACGTACCTATCTGGGTGCGTCCGTCATCGGCGATAAATGCGAGCGCAAGCTTTGGTACGCCTTCCGATGGGCCACGCCGCCGGAAAAATTCAGCGGCCGCATGTTGCGCCTATTTGCGACCGGCCACGTCCAAGAGGCGCGACTGGTCGAAGACCTGCGCCGCGCCGGCATCCTCGTCTACGATCGAGACGGCGAGAAACAGATCGGCGTCACTGCGGTAGGCGGCCATTTTCGCGGCCACCTGGACGGCATTGCCGAGCGCGTCCCGGAGGCGCCGAAAGCCCTCCACGTCCTCGAATGCAAAACCCATAGTGCCAAGTCTTTCAAGGAGCTCACCGCCATGGGTGTCGCGGCGGCGAAGCCAATGCACATGGCGCAGATGCAGGTCTACATGCACCTGCGCGACATCAACCGCGCGCTCTACCTCGCCGTCTGCAAGGACGACGAACAGATCTATGTCGAGCGCGTCCACTATGACGCTGCCATGGCGATTGCCCTGATTGCCAAGGCTGAGCGCATCATCACAGCCAATTCTCCGCCTCCACGGCTGCATGATGACATCGAGGCAAAGGTCGCATGGGAATGCCGGTACTGCTCCATGCGCGGCGTCTGCCATGACGGCGAAATGCCCCGCACGAATTGCCGGACCTGCCTTCACTCAGAACCCATCATGGGCGGCGATGGCGATTGGTGGTGCGCCCGGCATCATCGCCACATCGATGCCGATCAACAGCGCGCCGGATGCCCGAACCACCTCCACCTTCCCGGTCTCATTCCCGGCAAGCAGATCGACGCGAGCGAGGAAGAGGAATGGGTCGAATACCGGATGCGCGATGGATCGATCTGGCGTGATGGAGCGGCAGCATGATCGCCCTTCGCCCCTATCAGCAAGAGGCGGTCGATGCCGTCTTTGACTTCTGGTCCAATGGCGGCGGATCGCCCCTTGTGGACCTTGCCACCGGCCTTGGCAAATCCGTCGTCATCGCCAAGCTGACGCGCGACCTCATGGAGGGATACCCCTCCATGCGCGCGCTCATGCTTGTGCATGTCCGGGAGCTTGTCGAACAAAACTATCGCGCCCTGATCCGGCTTTGGCCGGACGCGCCAGCCGGCATCTATTCAGCCGGGCTTGGCAAACGCGACGCGCACCATCGCATCACATTCGCCTCAATCCAGTCCGTCTACAAAAAGGCGCGGGCGCTTGGGCCGCGTGATGTGGTGCTCATCGATGAAACGCATCTCGTCCCCGCCGAGGGCGATGGCATGTATCGGCGGTTGCTTGAAGACTTGCGCCAGGAACGGCCTGATCTTCGCATTGTCGGCTTCACTGCCACGCCCTTTCGCATGGACAGTGGGCGCCTCGACAAGGGCGGCTTGTTCGATCAGACGGTCTATTCCTACGGCATCGGCGCGGGCATCCGGGACGGCTGGCTTTCGCCCCTGATCTCCAAAGCATCCGCAACCGAAATCGACGTGTCCGGCGTCGCCAAGCGCGGCGGGGAATTCGTCGCAGGCGCTCTTGAGGCGGCGGCAGACGATGCCGACGTGACGCGGGCCGCGGCGGCGGAAATGCTGCGCTATGGCCACGATCGTCGCTCCTGGCTCGTGTTCTGCACCGGCATCAAGCACGCGGCGAACGTCCGCGATGCCATCCGCGCCATGGGCATCAGCGCAGAGACCGTCACCGGCGACACGCCGCCCATGGAACGCGCCCGCATCATCGCGGCGTTCAAGGCGGGGCATATCCGCGCGCTGACAAATGCCCAAGTGCTCACAACCGGATTTGATGCGCCCGCGACGGACTTGATCGCATTCTTGCGCCCCACGCTCTCGACCGGCCTCTACATTCAGATGGTTGGCCGCGGCACTCGAAAGGCCGAAGGCAAAGCCAACGCATTGATATTGGACTTCGCCGGCAACGTTCGCCGTCATGGTCCGGTTGACATTGCCACCATTGACCGAGGGCCGCCGAAGTCAAAAGGCGAGGATGAAACCAAGGTCAAGGTCGAAAGCGTCAACGCCAAAACCTGCCCGTCCTGTGAGGCGCTGGTCGGCATCCGCGCCGCCGAATGCCCGCATTGCCATTACGCCTGGCCGATGACCGAAAAGCCAAAGCATGAGGCGCGCGCCGAAATCGTGCCGATCCTCTCAACGGAGATTGTGAAGCCGACCGGCATTGAAATCTATGACTGGCGAGCCGCCAGACATTCAAAGGTCGGAGCGCCCGACAGTTTGCGCGTGACCTACATGGGCGGCATTCAGGCCCATAGCGAGTGGATCTGCTTCGAGCATACCGGCTTTGCCCGCCAAAAGGCGGAAGTCTGGTGGCGCAAGCATCAGGGCGGCTTTCCGCCGGCAACCGTCACTGAGGCGCTGGAGCGGTTCAACGAGCTCGTCAGACCCGCGACGATCGAGGTCCGCATCAATGGCCGCTATCCCGAGATTGTCGGGCGCACATTCAAACGTTCGGAGGCGGCGTGATGTCTAGTTATTACAATGAGATAGACCCTTTTGCCGCCCAATGGCTGCGCAACCTCATCCAAGCAGGACACATCCCCGATGGCGAAGTCGATGAACGCTCAATTGTCGATGTGGCCCCTGATGACATCAGAGGCTTCACCCAGTGCCACTTCTTCGCCGGCATCGGCGGCTGGGGGCTTGCGCTCCGTCTCGCGGGCTGGGCTGACGACCGACCGATCTGGACAGGGTCTTGCCCCTGCCAGCCCTTCAGTGCGGCCGGAAAGCGCGGAGGCGTTGCCGACGATCGCCACCTCTGGCCCGACTTCTATCGCCTCATCGCGGAGTGCCGCCCTCCAGTCGTGGCTGGAGAGCAGGTTGCCAGTCGCGACGGTCTCGGCTGGCTCGACCTTGTACGCGCTGACTTGGAAGCATCGGATTACGCCGTCGGGGCTGTCGATATTTGCGCTGCGGGCCTCGGCGCCCCGCATATCAGACAAAGGCTCTGGTGGGTCGGGCTGGCCGACGCCGACAAGCACGGACGCGATCAAGGGCGGACAGGTTTCGGTTCGTCCGGGAATGATGGGGTTG